TCGCAGTCGGTCGATTGTGTTTAGGTAAACCTATCTATTGTTAGGCGGCTACCTTAGAGTATGCCAACCTTGATTAAATTCAAAAACATGAGAGACCAAATCATTCATATTTCGAAAGTAACCAGAGGGAAACCTCAATCAAAGATGTCTGCAAGGGGGTTGAGACCCTTTTGTGAGACATCAGCTGAGATATGGATACTTCCATCTGTCGATGGAAACATCTAATATGGGAATATTTTCCTATATTAGATACTATCTATTATTATAGAAATTTAGGGGCCACCCAAAACCATCATTCGATGGCCGGAAACCCTAAAATCTTTCCTCCAACTATTAAGCTGGGAAAACCCATGGTAAATGTGTCCTTAAAAGGAACATCTTGAAAATCATATGTAAGATCTTCCTTAGTTATAGGGTCGATCTCACCAACATCAATGGTTCCCATTTGATTAGTATCAAAGAACCACTGAGGCTCTAAGGTCCAGAGTACTTTCTTGTAATCTTCCTTAGATAAAGGTTCAGCGCCATAGGCGTCTGTACCTAATTCCTCAAACTCTTTCCATATTTGGTTAAAAGTTTGAACTAGAGGCCGAGTGTTGAATAATTTCAACTTCCTCGGTGTCATCAGAATTTCCTGAAAGAGGTTACCTCTTGTTGAATATTCTGCCCAGTCTCTAATGGACATGTATCCATGCTTCCTAGCTATTGCTAGGATCATGCGTGGATTATAATCACTCACAGGGAACTTTTGACAAAGTTCCTTCCAAGTGATTGCATTGAGCATCTGAGGATATGGATCATGTCCCCAGATGATCATTTCGCGGAACTTGATGATTTCATCAGCCCCACGTACTGAGGTATTAGAGTTTAGTCTCTTTAAGAGTACTAACTCATCCTCAATTGAGAGACCAATGTGTGCCTTATTTAAGGCCCATCGAATTGGCTCTGGACATTCACAGTATGCGAGGTATTCCTCGTCATCTGTGACTGCTAATTCAAAACCTCCTAACTTCTTAGGTAGGAAGGTTAGAAAATAAGCTCTAGGATGTAGAGCTTTTGAAGGTAATAGGGGACCCATTCTATTAATAAATAGGCCTCTAATTGATACCTTCTTTGATGGGCTCCAGTAGGATTCATCCTTTGGGAGCCATTTAAGGGCGCCAGCAATTTGGCTAGCTTTGCCAATTGCGACGTTCTTATTATCCTTGGACATGAGAGTCGATTGACCTCGTTCAAGGAGTCGAACTTTAATTGAATCGACTATTATCGATTCAGGATAGTTCTTTGCTATAGGTTGAGAGCCATTCTTAATGTTACGAACATCAAGAATTCTCTCCGTATAGCGCACGGCAATCTTGGAATATCCATGTTTGCCGCTTGAAATCTGAGAACCAGCAGCTAAATGAGTTGCTGTTATCAGATCTAAATATTGGGATGGTCCCACCGCTAGGTGGTCATCACCTCCAATATGAATGTAGCGCCACGCACTTTTCGGAGCGGGACGCGTACTATATAGTATATCTAGGGCATTATTATACTCTAGATATGCTTTTTCCTCAACCGCTAGGTTAAGGAGTGTTAATGAGGGTTTGGTAATAGCCTCACCCATCATTATACCGGTTTGACTATACACGGATGTGTCATCGTCAAATTCTACAAAACGTGGTCCTATCATTGATAGGATCAGTTCTACATAAGGGGTAATTGGTAAACCAAATCCCTCAATAAAAGCACGAAGCATAACTCTCGTTAGCTTGTGATTTTGCGCATTAGTAGCGTTCTTTAGATCACTACTTAATACATACCAATCTGGAGATATGTCCCCTAATTTGGCTAAACCCTTTGCAGCCTCCCAAGCTTGATCCTGTCGGTGAAAGCTTGAGAATACAGAGGGATGTTCCTTTAACATCTCTATTAAGAGATGCGAAAGTGGTGCTTGTAAAATGTTAACCCAATAGGGTGTCATTGTTACGAGTCTAGCTTTGTTTCCCATTTCTGGGACAACAGAGGCACGGCATGGAATAAGATCTTTTGATTCCTTCCATGCAACATAGAGTGTCTGGATCCCGGTGTATTCATCGAGACCCAGAAACCTACCTGGCTGGTCCTTAGGTCCTGATTTAGGATCTAACCACTTGCCATTCAAGACAAACGATTGTTCGTCTCTAAAAAGAGTTCTCCAAATCTGGATACCTCTTTTATGTTCCACTCTACCAAACGGAGTATCCTCCGTTTCGTCAGATTCCGGTTCACGTAACAGAACTCTATTAAGAGCTTCCATTACGGCTTTAGCTTGGGCACCCTCGCGGATGCTCTTGCTATATTCACCTGAAGAAGTCACAGATATGTGTAAAACTTCTGAGGGTATTGGATGTTTACGGATACTTCCGCAAATACCTCCAATTCTACGGGCAGACGCTTCAAGATTTCGAAGTGTTTGCTCGTCTACAATGAATTTTGAGGATAATACATCCTTAAATTCGTCGATAGCCTTCAATTCAGTGCGCTTACCAAGGTAAGGCATCTGTCTTGAAGATACTAAATGTGAAAGGTGTTGGAGCTCCAAGAAACTTGGATCACCAGCATGCTTTAACATTTCAGAGATATAGGTTAGATTATCCAACCGTTTGAAAACACTATTGTGCTTCGGTATCTCAAGTTCCCCGATGGTCTTAGTAGAGACCATACGGTGAAACAAAAAGTTTCCCCACATTTTCCAATCATCAACCAAACGGTTAAGATTGGTGGCAGAAACTTTAAAAATCTTTCTAACTAATAATTTAATTAGAGAGAAATCGGTGCTGTTAGATAAGAATACTTTCTCATCAGCGCACCAGAGCGAATCGACGACCCCAGCTATGAGGTCCTCGGTTCGATTATATTGATGTCTACTTTTTAGTAGATTATCAACAGTAGCATTGCCTAAGCCGATATCTCGGGTTAGAACAATACGTAAACCTTCTTTTTCACGATCTGTGAAGAAAGGTCCTTTCTGTTCCCATTTCTGGGACCGGAT